AACGTAGAGAACAACAAATGCGAAGGCAGGAAGTTCTTTCACAGGCTGTTCAACAAGCAGTAAGTTCGTTTCCTGATGTTGACCCTAGTGCGTTAAGCGGTGCTCAAACACCTCAACAGGTTTGGCAAATGGCAGGTGACTTAAGTTCAAAAGCGCAAGAATCTAAAATGGATGCGCGTATAAACAACTTAAAAGAAGAATTACTAGCTGCAGTCAAACCTAATAGAGATGCTCAAGTACCCGCACAAGAAGAAGCGTCCCGTACACCGGGAACATCGCGTGGATCTGAAACTGCCTCAACGAGTAGGCGCGATGGCAGTGATGCTGTCAACGCAGGGCTAATTGAGCTGGAGGAAAGATATAACGAGGCCCGAAAGGGAAAGAAACTCGCAATGGCTGTAGCACTTCAAGGTCAGATAATTTCTTACAAGAAAAGTTTTGGACTCCAGTAACAAATTGGAGGATACCTAAATGGTAACGGCATTTACCGGCACAGATGGTGCCGCCGGTGGTATGAGGTCTATCTTTGATAGCGGTGCTTATACTACCAAACAGAATGTATCAGAATTCATTGATGCAATCGACCCTAGGGATATCCCATTACTTTCCATGTTGGGCATGGGTTCAGAAGCAGGATCTGCAGTAGCAGGTGCTGATTCACTAGCGTACCCTTGTCTTGCTACAACGCATACATGGCAAAGTGATGAGTTAATCCCTTCACAAGTTCTACTAACTGGTTCAGACGGATCAGGTGGTGAAACATTAACAGTTGGAACAACCTCAGTTAACTACTTCAAGATAGGTGACTTGATTGCAGTTGGTAACGTAGCCCGTACTTACGGTGTTGTTACAGCAATGAACACATCTGCAGGTACGCTAACTATTGCAGCTGCAGATGAAACAGAAGACGCATCACACGGACTAGATGTTAACGTATCTGGTCAGACTATCTACAATCTTGGTAACCTACAAGCAGATGGTGCGACCTTCTCTACGGTTTACAATTCAACTGCGCTAGGCACAGATAGTAATTACACTCAGATCTTCCACGATGCAGTATCAGTTTCTGGTACTTCAGAGTCAGTTGAGAAGTTTGGTATTACTAATGAGTTTGATAGAGAGTTTGCTAAGAAGTTCCAAGAAATCGTAATTAAGCTTGAAAGAGCTGCTCACTACGGTATCAGGAATGACCTTCCTTCTTCTAACACTGCACAAGCAGCACGAAGAATGGGTGGACTGTACGGGTTTATTAAGACCTCTACTACTGCCAACGTAACAGATGCTTCTGACGCTAAACTAACTGAGAAAACTCTTGTCGATGCTCTACAAGATATCTGGAATGATGGTGGAAAGCCAGACACGATTCTAGTAAACGCAACACAGAAGCGAGTTCTTTCTTCTTTCGCTAGCCCGTATGTACGGACTGACCGACAAGAAAGTGCACTCGGTGTGATTGTTGGTACTTACGAGTCTGAGTTTGGTGACCTAGACATTGTTCTTGATCGCTATGTACAGGCAGAAGACTTGATTATAGTACAAAAAGAGTACTTAGGCATTGGTGCACTTAAGGGTAACGGCAACGACCGTTCATTCTTTACTACACCAGTCCCAGTAGACGGCGACCGACAGATTGCTGCCATTACTGGTGAGTACACAATGGAAGTACGAAATGCTGATAAGGCCCATGGCTGGATTCATTCGTTGAGTACAACCTTAAGTTAAAGGAGGAGGTGATATAAATGGGTAACACTGCAGAATCATATCGGTTCTTTGGTCACACTATGCCCAAAGTTGATGATCACTTTCGATTACCGATAACAGTACACATTCCCGGAAACTTAGCAGAAGACGAGGGTTATAGTGATCTCACCGCTGGTGTAGTCGCTGCCTTCTCTGCTCCTGCTTCTGGGTATATAGATATGTATGACTGGTACGTTGGTGTCCAAGATGGCGGCACTGATACAGTAATACGACTTACTAACGCTACAACATCTTCATACTCTACGCTAACATTAGCGGCTGGAGTAGATGGTGCTTTTGGTCAGGCTATAGCCGGATCTGATGAAACTTATTTCACAAAGGGTGACGTAGTTCAAGTCGATGTGCAGTCCTCACACGGGACTCACGCTATTGATACAACGATGATCTTTCATATGAGAGTTTAGTTTAGTATAGTTAGTTAGGGGGGATTAAGTTCCCCCCTTCTACTATAAAGGAAGTGAAAAATGTCAGGTGGAGTATCTTATGGGCACAATTTACATAATGCTATGCCCTATATGGACAACTTAACTTTAGTATCGTCTGCTGCTAGAACTGCGAGTGATACAACAACTGTGAAAGGACTTGCTCCATATACGAGTGCTTACTTCATGCTTGATGTTACATCCGCAGCCACAGAAGCAGGTGACAAACTTGCTGTATTTATTCAGCGAGAGATGCCTAATGGTGACTGGATGGATATTGTATCCTTCACAGAAGTCTTAGGTAACGGGGGTGCAAAGAAGCTTCGTGCTGATGTATATCCCGGTGCAACAGGCGGTGAAACGTCTGGAACAATTAATGATGGTGCGTTGACAGCTGGTTCAGTTGCTGACCTTGCATGGGGTGATGCACTCCGTGTGAAGTGGACAGTGACAGATGCTAGCACGGATAACGCTTCATTTACTTTTTCAGTAACAGGGACATTTAGAGTATAATGGCTGGTCTTACAACAGGTACAGGAAATGTAGGATATGCTGCTGGTAATACAGGAAGTAAGGAAACTTATGGAGGTACCTCTAAATATGGAACCCCTAAATATAACGCAGTAGAAATTCAACTTATCTTTAGACGAAATAGACGTAGAAGGTATAGTTAGAGGAGATTAAATGGCAGGTACTACCGCATATCCCGGTGCATTGGATGATAATGATAATCTAGATGAAACTCTTACAGATGGTACGGATACCATTGCTGCTGCCCATCAAAATAATCAAAATGCTGCAATCAAAGCAGGGCAATCAAAATTAGGCATTACCGCAAGCACCGCTACTAGTGGTAAGATTCTTGTTGGAGGTTCATCGGCAGGTACGAGCGAATGGCAAGCAGTATCTGGGGATGCGTCCTTAGCAAGCACAGGTGCTATAACAGTAACAGATAATAGCCACGCTCACAACGCAACAACAATGACTGGCCTAGGAAACTGGAAATTAGTATATACGAACGGCTCTGGTGCTGCCACTGAATTAGCTCTAGGGGCTTCTGGTACCGTCTTAACTGGTGGTGGAACGTCTTCAGCTCCAACATTTGCTGCTGCGGCAGGAGGGGGTGGTCAGTGGGAACTAATAGCGTCAGATGTAGGTACTACTATATCAACTACTGGTGGTACAGCCACTGCTGTTGTTAAAGAGTTTGACAGTTTAAGTGTTCCCGCGACGACTCCAATGAAAATGGTATTCCAAGCCCACTTCGATGCCGATGGTACAAGTCAGAACATGTCCGTCAATGCTTTTAAAGAATTAAATGATACAGAGACTGGGGGCACTGGAGCATACCTCCAAGCCACAACGACGGCTGATAATGAAAGATTTTTTTGGGTTGAATGTATCATAGGTGGTCGTGAATCTGCTGATACTAACTGGAGAGGCTACCAACACGCGATGTTATATGGGGGAACATATCACAACGGGGTTAACTATTACGGAATTAAACCTCAATATAATGGTGGTGGTCCCGACATGGGCGGTACAATTGTAGTGGATACTGTTACAAAAGTAGGTCTAGGAATAGGTACCCAAGGAGCCCACTCTGACATTAGAAACATATACTTATATAAAATGATTGTTGCATAGGAGATTATGATGGCTGTAAAATACAGAGTATTTAAACAAAAAAGTACTGATAAGTACTTTAATCGAATGGATACAACCGACGGCGAGTGGGGAACGAGCGAGGCTACCGCTATTAGGGGAGTCTCTCTAGAGTACGTTGTAGATATTAGTGATATCGAACTTATTGAAGATACTTCTGATAGTCGAAGTGGTACTATTATCAAACCTATA